GCTGGCTCTTTACCCAATCAGCTTCAGCTTGATCCAGCTTGACTGGCAGCGTCGCGTGAAACTTAAAATCCTGCGCCTTCTGACGCAAGACCTCACGCCACCCCTTATCGCCAAAGCGATACAACCAAGTCGTCTGGTCTACTTTTTTGGGAAGACAACCTTCAGCGCCTTCAGAATCAGCTGAACCCAGCTGTTCTCACGCAAAGGCGACATCGCAATCAACTCAGAGCCAGCTGCCACAACAATGGCAATCGCAGCAAGAGTGGTTGGTTCCATAGCTTCAAAAGCTTTGCTTCAGCCTATTTGTTCTTCAGCTCCCTTTTCAAGTGCTCCAATAACGCCCGTTCATAAGGCTTAAGATCACCGCCCTTCAGCTCTAGCTCTAGCAACCTCAGCTGTACCGTCTTGTCGTAATACTGCTTCACCAGCGCCTGCACGTCAGACGCCTTGGCGTACCTCATTTCGACAGCGACAACCGCGCCGACAAAGGTCAGCACAACTGGCACTGCCACTAGCGCCAGCTCTAACCCTTTAACACTGATGCCATCATTCGCCATCGGCCTGTAGGGGGTCGAGAGCCTCAATCTCGGCGGCTTCTGCCTCCGACTCGTCCTGTTCCTGCTCCACATCAATCCGGGCGCCCATCGCGTCAGGCATCATCATCATGCCCGCCTGCAAGCCTTGCGTTAGCTCTACTTCAACTTCCACATCAATGTCAGGCAACACCTCGCCAGACTTCAGCAGCTCAAGCAACGTCTCCTGAGTAATGGCGCTTGCAGTCCATAGCTGCAGATACTGCTGCACCTGCTGCGAGGTCAAGACCTGCAGGTCAAAATCACGGTCCAGCGACACTTCAGGCGGCTCTAAGCCGACATAGGCCGCGGCACAATCCAAAGCCTCCTGCAACGTTGATTCCAGATCCTTGCTAACAACAGCAAGCAAGCTGTCCGAATCAGTGCGGCTTAACTGCTTCGACTCCGCAGTCTCCGCCGCTGTCTTCTGGGCAAACAGGACGCTAATGCCCAAACTGGACATCTGCTTCTCTAGCTCATTGATGAAATTCTGCTGGGCATCAAACGCAGAGCTTGCAGGTTCCACATACTCAGCACCGCCATCAGGCGGAAGCAAAATCGCTGAGTTAGCACTCAGCCCAAGATCGGGCCCTGTCTCGTCAAATCCACGCAGCGTCAAAATCGGCATTGCTGCCACATGCAAGCTGTGGTTTAAGTCGCAAATGCGCTGTGAATGCAAAATGTTCAAATTTGCTACGGCTAGCAGCGGTGGGGTGCTAATCAGCTCCGACACCTTGCCTGAATACGTCACCGCAAGCGGGATCTTGCCGATGCTCGTCGTGCCTTCTTGGAAAACTGTCCAGCCGTTCTCGCGCTTGCGATACACCCGATACCGGCCAGGCTCCAATACCCGAATCTGCCGGACCATCTCGTCCCCAAATTCCCCAAGCGGTTCCGAGACCACTTCATTGATGCGAATCTGAGAGATCGGCGCGATCGGGCTACCCTCCGCCTTGCGCCATCCCAAAATCTGCTTCGCGTCAATCGAGATGAAATAAGGGCGGTAACCAAGCTGTCGCTCGATCGCCAAATTCGGCGCTTCCTCTGTTGAGCTGTAATCGCACAGGATGCCAGCGTGTCCATAAAGGATTGAGCTGATCGCAACCCGACGTGCAAAATCGTCCAACGACGTGCCATAGCCATCAACGTTTTTACAAAAATCCTCCCAGTAAGGATCAAGCTCAGCATCTTCTGCTGAAGCCGTCAACTGGATAGGCTTTCGCAAAATCAAGCCAGCAGCCTGCTCAGCAATCCGCATCGTGAACGGGCTAAGCGTCGCGTGCATAATCCGACGCTTGTAAGCGTCCTCATCCTCACGCGGTTCAATCGGGATAAAAAGCTCCGAATGATCACGCAGATATTGAGTGCCGCCCACCATGCAGTCGATTGGCTCCCATTGCGTGCTCATGTCAAGCACCACCCCAGTCACCCAACTCGGGTCGTTACCTGGGTTGTCACTAGGTGGCGGATCTAGTGGCTCCTCGCCGCTATACAGGCCGGTCGGATAAAACTGCCGATCAGAAGACACCTGTTTGATTCCGCACGCTCTTGGGCAAAGTCTAAAGACTACATAAGGCAACCATTTTGGCCGCCAAGCTGTAGGGAGCGCATTATCGCATCATGGATAGCTTGGCACGCTCGTTCCAAGAGGAGCACACCAAAAGGGTGATCCTTGAATGCGACGACCTGGCAAAGCTCAAAGATTTATGCCTTGACCTCTTCGCTCAGAACAGGGCGCAGCGTGACCTTATCGGTCAACTGCTTCTTGCTTCTCCACCCGTTCAATAAGCCAGTCAAGGTAAACCTGCGCCTTGCGTAGGTCTTCGATGCCGTGACGTGCTCGATAGCGATAGACGTACTTCAACACGTTGCCGCGCAAGAAGCCCTCAAACTGATCCTCCGACATGCAGGCATCTAAAACGTCGATGCACTCGATACTGCCCTTGTAATGATTCGGGCTGCTTGGGTCGCTCATGCCGCAGACCTTACCAGAGTTTTGTGATCCGGGCTTTACCGCTACCCGTGCGCCATTGCCTGATAGCAGCCAAGCGGTACACCGCATAACCCATTGCATCACCAGCGTGGCTTAAGTCGTCCATTCCTACCCCGCCCTTCTCTGGTCTGCCCTTGTCGTCGTAGGCGTGTTGTTCAAGCGTTCGGATCAAATGCTTACAACCATTGCCTACCTTGATTCGACGTTGCTCGATCAAGGCATTCACAGCGTTGATCCTGTCTTGCACGATCGGGTTTGACTGTTGCGGGTTGACCGTGTGCCCTGCCTTTTTAAGGATTCCAAGGTCTGACTCTTGAGCCGCTGCCGTTGACCGTTGCTTCGAGGCAGCATCAGGTATCAGCACCAGTTGGCCGTTTCGGAAATGATCCGGGTAAAGCTCCTTGAGGCCAACGGCAATCTGCTGAGTGTCTCGATACACCTTCTCATTAAAGAAGTGGAACTCGTCCCCCTTGCGGAGGAGATGCTGAGTCACGCAATTTCCAACGTTCAGGTCTATGCCGACGAAGATCGTATCTTCGGCACTGGGCTGGGCATCCGTGTAGTGGAGACTCCGGTCGAACTCTGGATAAATGGCGCAAGACGCCATGTTGACAAAGTGCCCTGCCAGATAAGCGGCCAGGAGGTTGCTTGGAAAGTTGCGCTCAAGACTTTCAATAAACCCATTCGGGAGGTGGGGGTTGTCCTTGGTCTTCACGCGGATCAACCGCTTGTCTGGGCCCTTTTGCTCAACGAAGGTGCGGTAGCAGTAGCGGAAACCTTCTGGCGTCGAGGCGAGGGCTAGTTGGTTGACCTGTCCTGCACGCATACGGGCGAGGAGCATTTCGCCGCACTTCTGCGAGGTTTCAGCTGGGAGGGTATCGGCTTCGTCCCAGAGTGCGCAGCAAATGTTCTGGCCCCTGATTTTCTCGAAATTGCTAGCGGATTGACAGAGAACCTTGATTGTGCCGTTAGGCAGGCGGATGTCGTATTCAGGCTGTGGGCTAATCCTGAAGGTGTAGTCGAGGTCGTAACGGTCCAGGGCCTCATCCATGGCAGGGATGAAGACGGTGCGAATCATCGGGAAGGATGGCTCGCAAACCATGAGGGTCTGGCCTGGATTACGCAGGCCAAGGGTGATGACTTTACGGGCTAAGGCGTAGGACTTACCGGAACCAAAACCGCCGACGTAACCGACGATGCGATGTGATTCGTCGTTGATGAACTCACGTTGAGCTGGTAGGCAGTCGGCCAGTATGCGCTCGCGTAGTTCCTCGATAGTGGTGCCGGTGTCAACGGTGACGGGCTCTGCCTTGTGCAGGAGGTTGCCGCCTGGGCACTTATCAAGAAGTGAGGCCAATGAGTTCTGCCTGTAGACGGATGGCGTTAATTGCTACCTGCATTTGGCCGCGGCGTTCTGCCTGAGCGCGAATGGAACGAAGACCAGCGAGAGCTTCTGCGAGGAATTGTGGGCGTGACAGTTCGCAGTCGCGTTCGATGAGGACGCGAGCCTTTTGGATGTAGGTATCTGCTTGACGGTCTTTTAGCTGCCAGTTTTCCGCGCAGAACCGCACGATGTCACCGCGTGACTTTCCGTCTACCAACAGGCCGTAAACGGTGTTGGTGCGGAATTCTGATTCGGCGTTGGTCGCCTTAGCCACGTTTGCGGTATAGCTCTCCTGTTTAGAGGTTAGTGGATGGGCGCTAAAGGGTGTCTTTGGCGTCATAGATGCGAGCGCGTTCAAGCTCTAAGGCGAGCATGGTTTTGGCGTCTTTTTTCAGAGGTGAGTCAGGCCATCGACCTATGAAGCCCAAGG